TGTTGCAACGTAAGTTTCCATTGCCATTGTGCTAGTTACTGCCCCATTTGAATCTTTTTTAATAGAATCAAATCCATCTTGAGATCTGACGGGACCTGAAAAAGTAGAATTTGCCATTTAAATCTCCTTGTCTTGGCTAATGTCAGTTACACGATGTAACTGTCAAGGTATTTATATTTTATAGTAATAAGGGGCGACTCGCAAGTCACCCCTTTTATTTTTTATGCTCCGGGTGAACCGAACACACATCTTGGATCAGAGAAACCAAAAGAATATCTTTCTCTTGCTTTAAATCTCATGTTCCCTGTATCAAAGTCAGCTTCCATAGAAGTTGCTAATGGTGATCTTTCAAACATTTTAAAACCATTTGGAGCGTCTGTTTTAATAAAAAACGCATCTGTATCGGTTAAAAAGTGATTGACTACTACACCATCTGGCAACATACCCATGTTACGTATAGCATTTACATCATTGTCTGATGTGCCTGTACGTAGAGTAGATGACATTAATCTATCAGCAATAAACTGTAGTGCTGGTGGAATAATTAGTTTCATTCCACGTAACGCAACAATCATATTTCTTTCATCAACGAAATTTGAAATATCGATCAATGCATTCTCTAATGAAGTTTCATTAAGATCAGCTGCAGTTGATGGTTCGTTTGAAAACGTACCACCCATTGCTAAAGGATGATCTGTAGCACATAGCTCTTTGCCATCACCACCAGTAAAGCTTGAATTAAACGCATTGTTTAATGTAGAAGCAGCTTTTACTTGCTTTGTGTGTGACATTGAACGTGCTAACGCTCTTGTATAACGAGCGCCTAAACGATCATAGAGATTATCCTCTATTGCTTCTTCGGTTAATGCAAACGCTAGTGCAATTGTTTCATGCGTATAACGAGCAGTATATGCTTCGTTTGCTGTATCAAATTGCACACCAGAACCTTCACTTTTTGTTGGTGCGTTACCAAAACCCACTAACATGACTTCTTCTTCAAATGCACGATCTGAAGTTTCTGTGTCATATATCTCAGCGTGTTCGTCATCGTAACGCTCATACTCCATACCAAAAAGAGCATTAAGTCCTGGCTCTAACTCTTTTGCGAGTTGTGATCTAGAAATAGCCATTATCTAATCCCCTTATGCTAATCCGGCAGCTTTAGCGCCGAATATGTGGTTTTGTATCACTACATATACATTTGTATTTGCAGATGATACGTCTGAATTTTCTGGATCCTCAGAAATATCAATAGCTTTTAAGGGTAAACCAGCGGTTGTTGCCCCATCAGCTACATTTAATTCTGAACCAGCTAAACCTGTGGTGGTACTTCCTGCAGAAGTATACACTACATCAAAGTTTCCGAACAAGTCTGCAACAGGAAAAGCTGCATTTGCTTGAATCTCAAAGACAACCATTGGGTCGTCAATAACAAAAGCAATTATGTCAGAAGCATTTGTGCTTGCTGGGTAAAATGGGCTGAATACAGTTTCCTTAGTCGTAGGATCAGTGTATTGACACCCGTTAAATACGCCAACTATAGGAACAGTTCCTCCATCTGCATGGATTTCTACACCTCCACCAGTAACTTGGGCTACCATGTCACCAGTGAAAATACTTGTTCCGTAATTGGCAGCGATTCTATATCGGCTTTGACCCCCTGTAAAAGGTGTGCCTCCTATCCTCTTGACAGGACGCAAGCCAAAAGCAGCATCTTTATTTGCCATTTTTTTGTTCTCCTTATAAAAACAAATTAATCTTTAGTTGGTTTCTGTGACCCAAAGGTAACAGAAGTGCTTCGTTGTGGAGCCAGCTTCGGCATATTTGGATTGTTTTCACGCATCCAATCACGATCTACAGCCTCCATTTGATTTTGTGCCACATTTTGATAGTGTTTATTTCGCTGTTCTGCAATTTCTTCTGGTATTCTTGCCAATACTAAACCACCAACGCCTATAACGCCTGCGTTTTTACCTTCATCTATTACAGGTGCGTCAAATTCAGGATACTCTTCTGCTTTGACCAGTTCATATCCCTCTCTTCTTCTTTTGTGAACATTATTTCTATCATCGTATTCTAAAACAGATTCTCTAATCCACCGATGTTTATATCCAACGGGAGGTTCTGGAGCCTCTAATGTTGAAGGAGGTTTCCATTCTGTTGGTCGCTCTTCTTTTTGTCGAGTTTGAGATTCTCGTGATATTCTTTCAACCATTTTATTTTCCCGATTGTTTTCTATTTTCAATTTTTAACACTTCTTGAGCGTATTTTTCCAGAGGTATTCGCATTTTGTTTGCGAAAGCCACCTGACCAGGTGTTAATTGAACCTGTTTTTTCCGTCCAGATTTTACAGTCCGTCCATTAGACGCAGGAGTAACAGCTTGGACGTTTGCACGTTTCTCCTGAAATTTGTGTGGAAAGTTTTCTCTCATCCTTTTGTCAATCTCTGAATAATATTCATCAGTTGATGGATTGAAACCTTCTTCCAAAACGAGTTGTTCATGTATAGCTTGTGCGCCTCTTGTCATAACCCTATCTGCGTTAAACCATTCATTTTTGGATAACCAACTTTGTAGTTTAATATCGTCAGCAGGATTAGATTTAGGTTGTTGCTGTACAGGTTGTTGTTGAGGTTGCTGTGCTGGTTGAGCAGATCTTGCTTGATTCTCCTGCTCCATCCTTTGCCTTTGCACCCTTATTCTTTCTTCTTCAACAGCTAATTTTGACAAAATACTTTGAGCTTCTGCCTGTCTAGCATGATCTTGAGCTTCATTTGCCTCCTCAAGTATTTTCTTGGCTTGAGCTGTTTGACTCTTAACTCTGTTCTCATATTCAGTAACATAGCCTTGATCTAGCTGTTGCAAACGACTTTTAAGTTGTTCATTCTCATTTTTTTGTTGTTCTGCATATTGGTAAGCAGCCTGCGCTTCTTCTAAGGCTTGCTTTCTTTTAGCTGTAAGCTGATTAATTCTTTTTTTGACGTTATCACTATAGGATTCAAGCTCAGTATCTCCCTCTTGTTCTGGCGCTGCAGTTTGCTCTTCCTGAACAATTGTTCGGCTTTCATCTTTTTTTACGTCTTCTTGATCATCCACAGCTGCATCAACAACTATGGGAGCTTCAACATTTTCTTCTATATTTTCTTGTGTTTCTACAGACATTTTTATACCTCAACTACTTTATACATAAGAAATATCTTTGGGGTCAAGTATTTTCGCAATAACATTGTCATCATTTATGATACGAACCTCAAGATCTTCCACTTTAAACCTGTTTCCTGCATATCTTCCCATAATAATCCATTCTTTTTCACTGCACCAGGCACCAGAAGGGAACTTATTAGCGTCTTTATATGCATCAGGTCCACACTTAATGACATATGCTGCAACTGTTGCAAAACTCTCACGATCTCGAGTTTCATCAGGTACATATACACCACCTTTTGTTTTTTGATTCATGTAATAGGGTATAACCAATAGTCTGTAACCTGTTGGCTGTGGTAGCCTATCTATAACAGATGTTTCAAACTTTGAGGGGTCTTCAGAGTTTTTAGACTCTTTAGTTTTGAAAACCTTTGGTGGTATCTTGGGAACCATCCTATCAGGCACAAATAATTTTTTATTCATTTTCTAACTCAATACCTTTCATCGCAGCTTTAATTAAATCTTCAACATAGGTCATGCCACGTACTTGACCTACTGTGAACCGATAGTTTTCTATAGTGTCTATCGAACCATTCACCAAAGAATCGGAAAAATCCTGTTTTCTTTGGCGTATGTCTTTGAGCAGATATTCTGCTAAATGTATTGCATCCATCATATTAATTCAAAATGTGGACCATCAATAAAAGGTCGTCTACCTTCGCTACGCCTTAAATCAATGTAACTATTCATAGCACCTTCCATAGTGCTATTCCATTGAGCAATATTCCCTATACTCCATGCTGCACCCCATTTAATAGCAACATTATGTGTTTTAGCAGCTTTAGCCATTGCATCGGCGATATCATCATAAAGATTTAATTCCCAAGATGCCCTTGAACCACTTCCATCATTAACATAAGCCATAAGGTCTACAGCGTGTGAAAAACCATCAACCTCTTGAGGTAAATGTTTGCTGTTCATAGTCTGTGAAGCTCCAGACTTAACCAACTCAGCCTGCTGACTTTTCGTTCTGGTGCCACAAATCACACCAAAGTCTACCTTACTCCATTCTATAGCAGAGGTAACACACTTTACCATGTCTGGATGCACACCCTCTAATCGATCCATAGATCTTTGACTTAATTTAAAACTCATTTCTTTTTCCCTTTTCTTGTTTTCTTTTTAACAATCGTCTTAACATTTGTTGGCTTTCCACCAACTCCTTGTGGCTTTGCTCTTTTACGAGCTACAGCACTTTTTATTTGTGACTTAGACATAGCGTTTGCTTTACTTCTAGGAACACATTTTGGATAAGCTCTTTTAGACTTTGTTGCAGATTTTCTACCACAAGATTGAAACTTGCCTTTTTTCTTTGGCGCTCCAATATCTACCCAATCGCCTTTAGGACCTTTACCAAACCATTCTTTTAGTCCACCAGAAGGTTTTGCCATTTACTTATATCCTCCACCACGTTTCTTATAAGTACGCACTAACCATGCATTTGCATAGGCACTAGGATAAACTTTAAATTTTCTTTTTGCCTCTGCTTTTACTCTAGCGTATAAAGATGGATTTGTTGGTGTAGCTCCACCCTTTTTTTTCTTAGTTGTTTTCTTCTTTTTTTCTGCCATTATTTTTTACCTCCAAAAAATTTAGTTACTGAGCGAATACCAAGAGAACTAGCTATGACAACTCCAAAAGAATATGTATACCAACTTGGAGCCTGTTGAATAGCATCAAAACCTTTAAATGCCATCTCTCTTGTTGTGTCACTAATGAAGCACATCAGGAAGGGCAGGGACATCAAAATTACAACCCATTCGTCCTTCCAGCTGGATTGAGTAGCTTTTATAGCTTCAAGATCCCAATCAATCTCACCTGTCAGTTGCTTCTTTTGTATTTCAGCTTTTATTTTTTGAGTCTGTACCTTACCATCAACATAACTAGATGCTAAAGAACCTATTGATTTAACGATAGTTAAAATCATTTTTTAACTCTTTTTGTGTTTCTTCCTAAGTTGCTCTTTGGCTTTTTTGGCAACTTGCGCTTGCTTGTTTTTGCCTGCGACTTTTGCCCTTTGTTCCAAAACAGTAAGAATTTGAATTTTCCTAGCATAAGGCTTATTAATGTTTTTAACTTTCCTAACAGTAGCTTGAGCATCTGCCAAGGTAGCATACTTAATTGATACAGTATCTTTAGGATTTTCATCAGTATATAATCTCCTTCCAGAACCTTTTGGTTTTTTACCTGTTCCTACTTTTGGATCTTTTCTTTTTGCCATTTTTGAGTAGACCTTTTAATGTTCTCGCTTGTGATGCATGAGTTTTTGAGGCTTTACTTAAACCTTTAACGACTTTTTTAACTTTTCTTTTGTTTCTATCAGTAAGCATTTTTTTTCTCCTTTTGCTTGGAGCTTTTGTAATTTGTTTAGACATATGACTTCTAGTTATCGCCATTCTGCATCCAATTTGTAACGCTTCTAGGTAAACTTCTCTTTTCTCTTAACTCATCTAAGTTACCACTTTTAGAACCACCAGCATAAACCCAAGCATAACCTAAATCTGTCATATCTCTGTTTATACTCCTATTATCATCAAATAACCAACCTAACATTCTACCATATTTACCATCTTTTT